ACATGACCTTGGTGGCTATAATCATAGCAATTGTAGGTTTTACAACAGGTTACCTCATATTCTGAATTATCCTGCCTTTTGTCTTAGTGCGCATTATATTCGTGTTTATGTTGAGCGGTTTGTCGTAGACCTAGAGCGCACAAAGGGTGGGCGAAAGACTTGCTCATTGTCGCAGCTTGCTGCGTACATGCTAGGAGAGAGAATCGCTTTGAAGCGATAGCCCGTAACATAAAAAGCGTATAATGCGAATTAAGAAAGAAATGACATACCAATAGACTCGGTATGTCATTTTTTTATGTACTAGCCCCGCAGGGATAAGGGCGCACTCTTCAGTTCTTGGGGAGTGACTCCGCCAAACGCCCGAAAAGTAGGGAGCTTGCGACCGTAGCTCACCAGGAAGCAATCAAAGAAACCCCTTCATCCTGCTAGACCAGCCTTCCAGAGTCTAACCACACCAGAGGCGGGTTATCCTACTGGAACCCTTCATGTATTTTAGTATGGCTTGAACTTTTTTCGGGAGGGTCCCGCTCTGCGGGTGGGTGCCTGAAAATAAGTGATAAGCCACTATCTTTAATAGTGGCTTATAGTCCCAATGTGGCACTAATCCTGACTTTTCCCTTTTCGGTGTTTTCCCCAGCCGAATGCTTTGTTGGCTTTGTCTGTTTCTTCTAATCTCTTCCGTAGGTCTCTTTCCGCTTTTTTCTTTTCAGCAACAACTTCATACTCAATTTCTGCCCCTGAGAGTTCCTCTTCACTAAACCCATAACTTTCTATTAGCTCTTGCTTTATGTTGCTTGCGGCACTGGTTTGCTCATCAATTAGGCATCTTATGTATGCACTCCTGAGTGTGGCTCTTTCACTTGCACGTTGCTTTTCTCTGTAGTTCTTTAGGGCTTGAACTTGAGTGCTTAACGCTTGGATATCTTCTTTGTATAACCCGGAAAGCTGCCAAATAATTGTTCTGTAAGCCTCATCAGTGTCTTCATCAATACCATTAAGTGCACTCACAAACGACTTCACGGCTTCTATCTGTTGTTCTCTTGTGTCTCCGTACACAAGATCATTCAAATTTTCATTCGTGATCTTTGCAATCTTTATAACATCTGACAGCTTAGGGTCGGTCTTACCTGCACAAATTCTTTTTAATGTACTGACACTGATTTCGGTTAACTCTGACACTTCTTCATATGTGCCTCTTTCTAAGATCGCGCTTTTAAATCGTTGTACCTGTTTTGGATCTAGCATGAGTTCATTCTCTACTGAGTTCATTTCTACCTCCGTTCATTTTACCTCTTGTTTTTGACTGCACGTTTTATAGTGTCACAAATGACACTGAGTGGGTTGCACTTGCTGCTTGATGCTAGTAATATCTTTAGTGTCATTATAGACACTTTAAACAATCATTATTGGTATTGACAGGGTTTTGGTTTGTACGACTTATTTGGTTTGAGAATTCACTTTAAAGATGAGCTATATACTCCAGTTGCCGTTCGTGATGGGTGGGAGTTTCATATCAATATGGATGATCTACTTGAAAAAGGGCTCAAGCTAGAGGCAGGCATTGTTGTTGACTCTGATTCTGGTGAAGTTGATATTGAAAACCTACGTCATCCTTGGGAATCTGTTCCTACTTCTTACGCTGCAATCGCAATGAAGGTTTTCCAAGGCTCAGGTTTTCGTGAAGCTGCCTGCGTAGAGTTAAAGGCTTCGCCAGCTAAGATCATGCAAGGTCACAACGTCTATGGTTCTGACTGCTTAGTTAATTGTCTGACTGGTTTTTTGGTGTCATTCAAAGAGGCAATGCCGCTTTTTGCTGAACTTCTCGACTTTGATAAAACAGATATCTATCGTTTTGACTCCACATTTTCTGTTCAGGTTGAATCCCGCGACCAAATTCTTGGTGCTCTCAAATCTCTATCTTCTGTTTCTCACAAGTATCTTCGTCCAAGCCGTGAAGGTGATTACGAAACATCAGTGTACTTCAACAATGACAAAAATAGCCCTGATTCAGGTCGTTGCACTTCATTAATTATTTACTCCAAATCAGATGAAGTTGAGAAACAGTGCGAATCTCTTAAACGCTTATCCAAGAAAGAAAAAACTCGTAAATATGATCATGTGATCAAACAGCTTTCTGATGAGTCTTTAAGAGATTTTGCAACGAATCGCTTACGTTTCGAGGCTCGATTTATGTCTCGCTGGTTCCAAAAGAATGATATTCCTCGCAACCTTTGGGAGTTTCTTGCTTATGTAGAAGCTTTTGAAGCTTCATCTGGCGGTATGTCTTTCTGTGAGTGGGCTTGGCGTGATGCTAACAAGTACCTTCTTGAGGCTATCGAGGGTTCGACTCTTACCGTAGTTAACGACCATAAAATTATGGGACTGCTTCATCATCAATATGACACGATAGATGCGAAGGGAATCACTCGCCAATCTAAAGCTTTCCGTCTATTTCAACTGTATGACCGCTTGAAGCACAACACATATAAACAGGTGAAAGAGACTATGTCCAAATCCAGCTTTCATAGAAATATCAATGATTTGATGGCGATTGGTTTTTCAAAAGATCAATTGCAAAACCTTCATCTTGATGAACAAGTTCCTCTAGGTACTGTTCTTACTTTTGACTTTAAAAATCAGCGTCCTGCTGACTATGTTGAACCAAATTATGACGGCATCAAAACTGGTGCAGACTTGCTAGCTTATCTTAAAGGTGAGTCTGCTGTAGAAAATGTCGCACCGACAGAGCTTGATGAAATCTATGATGCTTTAGAGAAGGTTGGTATGCCTCCGTTTTATGCTAGAGCGCTCCAAGCTGGTCGAGAAGTTCGTTTAAATCAAAACAAATCTGTTTCTTTTGTTCTTTGGAACGATGGTACTTCTAACTTAGTTTTCCATAAACCTAATGATAAGAACGTTAGGTTAGCCCCTCCAACAAAATCTCAACAAGCTGACGCACCAAGTGGAAAGATGAGTTTCCAGCAGTGGTCAGGTAATGCTTAATAAGGAGCAAAAATGAATAAAATGCGTGTAACTATCTACGGGTCTAATTTTGGTGAGTATGAGACTGACGATGGTAAGAGTGGTATTTTTGCCAATGTTCATACTTTAACTGATTATATCTCTGATGGTAATAAATGTGGTTGTTCTTTAGGTAAAACGGCTGTTGACACAAGTAATAGCTTCGCAGTCTCAAAACAAATTCAAATGGAGCTTGAAGACAAAAAAGCACCTGTGGACTTTATTGCTACTTTCGGGCTTGGCGTTAGTCAAGGAAAGACAACCATGCTTATTAAAGCAGTTGAAGTACCAAAGCAATAATAAACAATCCGTTTAAATATTTTTATTTCACTTATGGCTAAGTGTCTCGAAATTAATGAGCAGGGTTTTCTATATTCTTCCGACAATCCTGTCTCTCAATGTACTTCATTAGTGGCGTTATCTATTGAAGAGTATAACCAAACTCAAGCTTATGTTGATTTTGGTGACATGTCGGCTCTATTTACATTTTCGTTCTCTTTGGTTTTATTTTCATATAAATCTTCTTGGGCGGTAGGTGTAATTAAAAGAGCTATTGAAAATATCTAAGAGGTTTATATGAAAAACATTCGTTTAGAAAAACTAGCAGCAGCAGGTTTGCTTATTTTAGCTTCTGGCTCAGCAATGGCAGCAGAGGGCAGTTCTGATTCTATAGATTTTGCTGCAATGGTAACTCAACATATTTCAGTTGGTAATCTGCTTGCCGCATTAGCGGTTGTCGCTCCTATTTCTTATGCCGTTGCTGGCGCTTTTAAAACTTGGCGTATTGGTAAGAAAGCGATTAACGGTGCGTAATCATGTATGTAGTTCATTCAATGTTGCTCATGTATAGCATGATGCTTTTTTTGGGTGGCTTGTGCGGTTTCGCAATGGTTTTAGGGTTGAGGGGCAGTTGATTGCCCCTTTTTTAATGGTGATGTATGAAAAAGCTTTTAATTTATGTTCTCGCATTTCTAGTTTCTTTTTCTCCTATTCAATATGCTTGGTCAAATCCGCTTGCGGTGGTTGCCGTACTTGCTAGTAACCCAGTTGTCAGAACTGTAGCTTCAAGTATTGCGATTGATGTTATTGCTAGGGGATTCGCATCTAATGATCCTTTCTACAAAAGCAAAGGTACGATTTCCAAAGCCAAGTATAAGAGTTTCTTAAAAACTAGCGGAGGCAAGTACGCTGCAATTGCATCTTTAGTAGCTGCGGCAGGGTTTATGATGGTTGACGGAGTCTTATCCAAGCCAGAGGCTTTGCCAGAAGGTGACGTATCTCCTGAAGAAGGTATCGCATGGAATATACGTAATAGAAGTGGGGCAACAATTAGTGAAGCAGCTTGGTCTATTGCTTCAGAGTATGTCGTAGGAATAGAAATTCTTCCTTACCAACCAGACCCATCTCGACAGGATTTAAGAACTATAAATTATAGGCTTTCTGGCGGTAAGTATTGGCTTGGTTCTGGCGACACTGCTCATAGGGTTAGTTGCCAGTACGCAAAAAGCTCGGTTTCCACATGTCAACCAGACTTCAAGCCTTCCCCGTCCACTCGTCCAGCAACAGAACAAGAAATAGATTCTGAATTTTTCTCACGCGTTGATACGTTATCAAATGATGAAAAATTGAAGTTATTCAGTCCAGATAAAGGTGTTACGATTTATCCCGAGCTCATCCCTGAGATTGAGCCATCAGCACCACCAACGCTTCCTAGCGGAGCTCCTTTGCCATCTCAGGGGGATGAGTTGTGGACATATGCTGACTGGATAAACAGGGGAGTTGCTCAACAAACTGATCCAAACGCTGATTACTATGTACCGCCAGCTAGCTGGGATATTGCATACCACCTTGCCAATTCCATTGCTTCTGGGGACTCTAAAGTAATTGACTTAAATACGGGGGACGCAACAGATAAAAATCCCCAGCCAGACCCTGATGGTGGAACATCTACTGATAACAATCCGACCTCAATATCTGGTGTAGTAGAAGTTTCTAATTTAGGTGGTATTGAAAGTCGAATCGATTCGACTAACGAGTCGTTAAATAATATCAATAATGTTTTAAGTGAAAATTTCACTCGAACTAAATCACCTGAAACGAACGTTTCTCTTGAGGGAGCAAATAGCTTTTGGGAACGTCGTTATAAAGATGGCATATCTGGGGTGTTTAATAAAAATATAGAAGCATTAAAAAATGGAGAGCTCTACCAATGGATTTCTGGATTTAGCATTGGTGGCGTATCTAAAAAGCCACACTTTGAAATATGTTTAGACCCAACTGAATATTATAAAGTGGATTGTATTAACTTAGACTTTCCAGACCATATATGGACATTTTTAAGGGCGGCAATGATGCTTGGCGCTGCCATTTATTGTAGAAAACTGATTATAGGTTAGTAATATGCTGGATTTGATTGTTGATATTTGGAATAAGTTTTTAAGTATAGTTGCATCAATATTCCTAAGTCTTTATGACATGCTCTGTGACTTGGGTTGCCTTGCCTTTGATAGCTTGATGTCACTTGGAATTGAGGCTTTAAATGCAGCTGGGGCATCACTGAACTTTATTTCTATAGTTCCTTATGTTGATGCTATACCACAAGATTATAAAAACTTTTTAGCGTATGTTGGGTTTAATCAGGCATTATCTATGGTCATTACTGCGCTTCTAATTCGCTTTATTATGCAAGCAATACCGTTTGTTGGATTTGGTAGGGGGTAATAATGGCAATTTCTCTATTAAAGGGTAAACCTCGTTCAGGAAAGAGTTATGAAGCGGTTAGGTATCATATCCTTCCAGCAGTTCAAGAAGGGCGAAAAGTTGTTACTAATATTCCGTTAAACATTGAAGAGTTTGTGAAGATTTGCGGACCTCAAGCACGGGATTTAATTGATGTATATCCATTTGATTTTAAAAACCCGTATGGTAACGAGCGAGGTTTGCCTTTCCTTTCTGACCCTGATGACTATGTTAAGTATGAAAACTGGAAGGATGAGAATGGGAAAGATTATGGTCCTTTGTTTGTCATAGATGAGTGTCATTTTCACTTTCCAACGCACACAACTGGCAAGTCAATCATTCCAGCAGACCTTACACAGAGGCAGCTAAACTTCTTTTCAGGTCATGGTCATTGGGGGTTCGATTTTATTCTATCGACTCAAAGCGATAGAAAGCTGAATAAGCTTTTACGAGAAGATATAGAAATTTGCTTTGAAGTTCGTAAGGTTCGCGCTCACTTTGAATCTAGCTACAGCCGAAAAACCAGTTACTACGGAGAGCCTAGAACAACTGGACTAATTAGTTCGGAGGTAAGGAAATATGAACCTCAATATTTCCGATTGTATAAATCTCATACTCAGTCTAATGCACCTGTAGAAGAAGCTGCGGTTAAAGATATTAAAAAGTGGTATCAGAGCGGCATGGCTAGAATGACAGTATTTATGCTTTTGCTATCGCTTTTAGGCTTACTTTATCTGATGTTTGGTTCTAGCAGCTCAGCGGAACCAATGATGAAATCAGTAAAAACCTCTGTCTCAGAGGCTCCAAGTGCAGCGAATGGAGTGAGGCGTGTGCCTTCCAAGCCAAGCTATAAGTATCGAGATATACCTTTTTCAAATTTTGAGCTTTATATAACTGGATATTCTGACAGTAGTTATTATGACTCGAACGGTCGCTGGCATCTTCAACATGATGTGTATTTTGAAGCAGAAAAGAGCGGATACATCATGAACCTAAAGCTCTCAGACTTGTATTTGGCCGGCTATGATGTTGCTGTTTATGGTGATTGTATGGTTAGGCTGACTTATGGTGATTATAGTAAGTTAATATACTGTCAGGAGCGTCGTTCTAGTGACAATGAAGATCTTGTTCCGACACTTGGTTAATCGGTAGTTTTCTAGAGAGCGTCTTATGAAAATCAATACTAACAAGGTTTAGCTAATGGATAACTGGGTTGAAAACAACATGACCTTGGTGGCTATAATCATAGCAATTGTAGGTTTTACAACAGGTTACCTCATATTCTGAATTATCCTGCCTTTTGTCTTAGTGCGCATTATAT